AAAGAAATTGTGCAATCAATGGAGCAGCAAGCTCAACAAATGATGATGATGCAACAACAGGCGCAACAACCAGTATGAGCGAATATATTGAGCGGCGAATACGCGAGATTAAAGATCAAGCAAATAACTCCTTTGATAGTTTTCAACGACCAGCAGCCGCAGAAGAAAACATTAACATTACTTGCCGCAATGTTTTGAACTCACCTGATGGTCAAAACTTAATGACTTATTTGCGTTCGATAACAACGGACGCAGTTATGCATCCAAGCTGCACAGATGCAGAATTAAGGATGCAAGAAGGAATGCGCCGACTTGTGGGCATTCTTGATGCAAGGCGTAAATCTAAAGCGAAAGGTTAAAAAATGTCAGAAGAAGCTGCCACAATGTTTGATGCAAATGAAGCGTCTAGCGAACCCGCTGAAACGCAAGCTGTTGAAACGGCAAATGAGGGGGAACGCCCAGATTGGTTATTAGACAAATTCAAATCGTCCGAAGATCAAGCCAAAGCTTACAGTGATCTTTATGGGGCGTATTCGAAGAAAACAGAAGATTTGCGTGCGGAAGTCAAAGAAGAAGCTGCGCAAGATTATGCAAAATCGCTTGGCGTACCAGATGATGCAAGCGCGTATGAATATCCAGAAGGTTTTGATGCGCCAGCCGAAGGAGTAGATCAAGCACTTAGAGGCTGGGCAAAAGAAAACAATGTGCCGCCAGAAGCCTTTAAATCGTTAATATCTGATGTGTACGGGCAAACCCAAACTAATTTTGAAGCAGAACGCACTAAACTTGGCGATAATGTTGATCAGCGCGTTAGTAAGCTAAACAAATGGGTAACGTCTAATATAGACGAAAAACATTTTGATGCTGTAAGCAAAATGATGACAACAGCCCAAGGTGTTGAGCTTATGGAAAGCATGATGAACAAAGGTGCATCGAGGGGCTTTGCGCCTGATGATGTTGGAACCTCTGTGCAGCCCAAGCCATTATCGCGCAATGAAATCCGCAATTTGCAATCAGATGCAAGATTTGGCGAAGATGAAGATTATACAGCTATGGTCAGATCAAGGTGGCAAGCTTTTGCAGATCAGCAAGCGCGAAGTTAAATTCCTTTTAGCTCCAAGCACTCTTTATGATGTTTTGGAGCTATACAAATATATGCGTAATTCAGACAGAGATGAATTGGCTTATGCAATACAAACAACTGGCACAGATATTTATAGCCAGATGATTACAAGCTGTATTTCTGATAATTATGTAACAATGTGGGCTGATGACAGAGTTGTGGCTGTTGGCGGTATTAACGCTGTTCCTGATAATTCTAGCATTGGTATTATCTGGCTTTTAGGAACAAACCTTGCCGATAAATATTGGCGTCAAATGACGCGGTTATGCCAAGGATTTATAAAAGCAGAAAAACTTAATTGGGATGGATTTGGTAATATTGTTCCTACATCTAGTTACAAGCGCATTAAGTGGCTACAACATTTAGGTTTTGACATATTAGATTTAAAAGCACAGATTGATTTTGAGGGGTATGTAAAGTTTTACATGAATACCTCTTACACGGCCCCAAAAACGCAAGGCGGCTCCGAATAGGAATACCCGTTAAGTTAGTTTGAGGAACACCCGATCCCGTTCTGAAATTTAACTTAATAGGTGTAAAAATGACCTCAACTATAGATCAAGCGTTTATTGAAGAATATAACGCCGATGTTCACTTGCTGTACCGTCAATATGGTTCTCGTTTAATGAATACGACCCGTAAAGGCACAGTTGCAGCTAAATCTGTTTATTTCCAAAAATTCGGAACTTTGGCAGCGCAATCTAAAACCCGTAATGCAGAGCATACGTTTCAAGATCCAGCGCATAGCAAAGTAAAAGCCGATATGGTGGACTATTATGTTCCTACATTGGTTGATGATCTGGATTTGCTCAAAATAAACATTGAGGAAAAACGTGCTCATACAACTGCACAAGTTGCAGCATTAGGCAAAAAGACTGACCAAGTTATTCTTGATGCTCTTGAAGCTGGCGCAAACTCATCTGATTTAGGCGATAATACTGGCGCTTTTGATTTTGATACAGCAATGAGCATTGTAACAACATTCTCAGTTAATGAAGTTCCTGATGATGGAAACCGTTTTTGTGCATTGCACCCTTATGCTTGGGCGCAATTCCTAAAGGTTCCTGAATTTGCCAATGCAGATTATGTTTCCGCTGAAAACCTCCCGTTCAAAGGAAACCTGACTGCAAAAAGCTGGATGGGAACAATGTGGATGCCTATGCCAAACATCGATCACGGTGTGGCTGGAACAAACATTGCGACCAACGTAGCTTGGCACAGGACTGCAATTGGTCACGGCGTCAACAAAGAAATTAATACGATTTGGGATTATGAAAACACGCGGTCTGCTTGGTCTGCTGTGTCTTCTATGTCTCTTGGCGCAATCGTGATTGAAGATGCTGGAGTTTACAAAGTTTCTACTTTGTCACCTGCACCGTCTTAATAGGATCATCTGTCTCAGTGGCAGATGAGGCAGATGTAACATTCTCTTTCTGGCTAGGTTACGCACTGCGATGAAAGAGAAACATTGAAAGGGGTGGGTGCCTGCTTGCCCCTTTCTTTAAAACAAGGTTGGCTATATGACTGTAACGCCTCTTTCAGTTTCCAATTCATCGCTCAAAGTTATGAATGCGGCATTAGCCCAGCTTGGCGTTGACGAAATCACATCTTTTACCGAAAACACATTGCCAGCTAAAACTGGCAATAAGCTTTTTGAAGACATCCTTGAGGATGCGCTGTGTTCTTATCCTTGGCGGTTTGCGCGGGATCGAGTTGTATTGCATAGAAGCTCAACAGCGGCGCCTACGCCGTGGGCAGGGCTTTATGTTTTACCAACATCAGCCATTAATTTGCACACAATTTATATTGATGACGCGATTGGTGTTTTTGATCGTTTTGGTCAAAATATTGTTGTTAATGTTGATGCAAATTCAAGCTCTGTTGTAACGGCAGAAGTTACAAATATTGTTGGGGCAGATAAATTCCCTGGTTATTTCCGTAGAGCATTTATTATGCATCTTGCAGCTGCGCTTGCGATGCCCATCACGCAAGACGAGCAAACATCAGCTTATTTAGGCGAAGCCGCACAAACCATGATGCTCAAAGCAAGATCAAGGGATGCTCAAGGGCGTTCTCCGCAGCGGTTGGACACAAAAATGTTTCTTAAAGCAAGACGAACTAATCGAGCAATCTAATGGCTAAAGTACAAGATTTTAGATCTGATTTCCGTAAAGGACGAACTGGTACGGCATTGCGTATTAGGCAAGATGTAAAGTCTTATACGTCTAGTCTAAAAGAAGCCAAAAACATGATGGTTCTTAGCGATGGGCGTATTGCTCGACGTTGGGGAACAGAGGTTAAAGAAATTTTAACAGGCAAAGTGCGCCTTGAAACTTGGGATTATTCTGAGGGAAATACGACGCAGTTTTTGCTGTATTTTTCAAATGACCAATTGTTAATTAAAGATTTAACCTTAACAACCAGAGCCACATTTACAGGCACAGGATGGACAGATTCAACGCTGTCTTTTTTGTCGATAGCTTATAATGAAAACACGCTAGTTATTACAGACGAAAGCATAACGCCTAAAATTGTAACGCTAAGTGGCACTAGCTTTTCAATTGAGGATTTTGCGTTTTCAGCAACGGCTGATGATACTTATTTAAATGCGCCATTTGCTCAAATGGCTAACGCCGAAATTACCGCAAGCCTAACCTGTTTAACATCGAAAGGAATGTCCTCTGGCTATAGTAGCTATATAGCAACTGCTCTTGCTCTTTCTCCCAGTGATTTTGACCTTGCCAATGGTACGGGAAAAATCACCACCTCTGCCAATTTTTTTACTGGAACTGCAAGCAATTGGGTTGGAAACAGATTAAAAGTTTTAGACGGTGAAGTTGAAGTAACTTCTGTTACATCAGAAACAGAAGCAAATATTACAGTCAAAAGAAACATTGCTAAAAAACTGGACGTTAATCCGTTTTATATTCGCAATGGTTCTAAGCTCGTTGAGGTCAGTTATTTTAATCATGGCTTGCAAGCTGGCGCTGAGGTTTTTTTTACAGGAATTGCTGATTTAGATAGTTTGCCTTCGATGCTGACGCATGCAGTTAAATTTGCAAGCGATGCAACAACAGCCGCAGCGCCATCTGGGGGCGCAGCCGCTTATACAATTAAGCGCGTTGTAAACGCAGATACATTTGAAATTGAAGCATCTATAGCTGGATCAGCAACAATTTTAACTGGCGGCGCGGATGTTACTCTTTTTATAAAAGGCGGTATTAAAGGAATAAAAGAACCTGCTTTTTCTAATGCAAGGGGATGGCCGACAGCTTGCGCGGTTCATGAGCGCAGATTGTGGTTGGGCGGCAGTTCGCTTTTGCCAAACGCAATTTGGGCATCAAAATTTTCTGATTATAAAAACTTCAATCTTGGGGAAGCTTTTTCAACAGATGCAATTGCGCTTTATGGAGTGGGTAAACAAGCGCGTATTCGTCATTTAGTATCTGCATATGATTTGCTTATTTTTACAGATAATGAAGAAATATACATTCAAGGATCTTCTTTTGAACCAATAACCCAAACATCAGCTAGGGCTGTAACTGGTACAGAAATTGGTGCTTCTTACACAACTCCGCAAAAGTTTGATGGCGGTGTGTTTTTTGTTGATAAACTTGGCACAATTATTCGTGAGTTTGCATCCTCTAACCGCGATACAGAATACACGTCTAATGCAGCATCTACAGTTATAAGCGATTGGGTAGAAAAACCAAAACAGACTTGTCTTTATAAAGGATCAAATACGTTTAACGCCACGCCTTATTTGTTTTTTGCAGATAATACAGATGGAAATTTGCTTTGTCTTCATGCGTCAAGGGCAGATGATAGTTTTGGTTGGATGAAATGGAGTTTAAACAGAGGTAGTTTTCGTTCTGTAGCAGCAATAAATGAAGATCTGTATGCAATTGCTCAACGCGGTTCTGATTATTATTTATTAAAGTTCGATACTTCTTCAGAAAATTATATGACAACGGATTATTCAAAAGAAATAATCCATTCACCTTGGTCAAGTGGCACTTCTCACACAACAAATTGGGCTTTTCAACAAAGCGAAACGTTACAAATACAAAGCGGCTATTATGATTTGCCAGACGTAAACATTGCTGCAGATGGCACATTTACAACAAGCCAATCCTTTAGTCAGCTTGTTATTGGCGATGCAATGGATTGGAATATAACGCTACACGCTCCGAAAGTAGAATTTGCCAGCGGATCTATGATTGGTAAAAACCAGCGGCTTGTTTCCGCAGAAGTTAATTGGGATCGAGCTGTAAGCGGCACAGTTGCAGGGCAAAACATTATTAGCACTTTAGATATTGGTTCTGATTTAGTTGTTATTCCTGTCGACGAGTGGAGAGAATACCATATTGGGCTTTGGAGTAGAGAGCCTAATCTTGTCATTGAAGGTTCAAAAGTGGGTCGCGTTATTGTGCGCGGCTTGGTTATGAACGTGTATTTATAGGTGAATTATGTGTGACGCATATAGCGCAGCAAGTGCTTTTAGCTCGATTCAACAAGGCAATATGCAAGCTGCTGACGCAAAATCTCGCGGGTCTTATGAGCAAGGCATGCTTGAAGCTCAAGCAACAATGGCGCAAGCGCGTCGATCAGGTCAAGAAGTAGAAATACGTCAAAACATGCAAGACCAATTTATAGCAAATGCGGCAGCTGCGGCTATGAGCGGTTTTGCGTCATCGAGCTTTAATACATTTAACAATGCAATGGAAAAAGATGGTCGCAAAGCGTTAGCTACAAGTTATTCAAACACGCGTACAGAAGTGGCTTCATTGCAATCTCAAGGACGCATGGCAATGCTTAATGCTCGAATAGAAGCGTCTACAGCGCGGCAAACAGGATTTATACAAGCTGGGTCTACTTTAGCCAGTTCATTAAGCAATTGGAAAAAATATAACACGGCTGGCGATAAAGAATATCAAGGCACTTTTGCTCGTAAACTTATAGGCAATAAACTGGACGATAAGTTTAAAGAAAGCCGCGCATATAAATCATTCTTTAGTAAGTTGGAGGCATAAATGCCCGTAAACAGAGAGCGCATTTCTATTGCGGATCGTAGGCAAATAAATCCAGCTAATGCTCCTAGAACAAATGTAGGCAGCGCAATGGGCGCATTGGCTGAAACCCTTGCCAATCAAGCCAATCAATATGCGCAAGTCATGGCAACCGAAACAGAAGATAAAGCCAAAGCTTGGGTACGCGCTGCGGTTTTAACCACTGATGAAAACGGCATGCCAGCCCCGCCCGAAAACATTACCGAAGGCATGGGATCAATTGCGCGGCGGGTTTACGACGAAGGCATATACGACAAAATGACTTATCAAATGGGCGTTGCCATTGATAATCAAATTAACGAAGCCAAAAATGCAAATATGTACGATATGGAGGCGTTTAACGAAGACGCATCTGCGCGGCTTGATTCCATGTTTGCAGATGTACCCGAAGCAATGCAGGGCGCATATCAGCAATTAAGAACCAAATCGATGGTTGATGCTGGGGCTACAATCGGGCGCAGCCAAGCTTTATTGCAGCAAGAAGTTACAAAAGAAAATTGGAACGGCATTGTTGAAAACGATGTTGACGGAATTTCTCAAAATATTCTTTTAGGAAATAATCAAGAAGCTGCGTTGCAATTAGAAATGGCAATTGGCAGTTTGATGGAAGAAAAAGACCACATTTTAAATCCGTCAGAAAAGCTGCAAAAAATAAATCAAATTATGTACGCAATGAGTAAAGCTCGCGTACAACGTGATTTAAATACAAACGATATGACAGTTGCTCAATTAGATGGATTAATTAATGAGCTTCAAGATCCAGAGCAAGAAAACATTGATTTTTTGCGCGAGTATTTTCCCGCTTTTGACATGGCAACAAATGATCTTGTTGTAGATGCTGATGGGCAGATTATTCCTGATCGAGCAGCAGCTAAAAAATTTATAAGCGAACTGCACCAAATTAAAGGCGGTTTATACGCACAAGAAGCAAGAGAGCAAAAAGAACGTGAAGAAGAAGGATTAACTAAATTAGTTGCTGACGGGCAAGCGCCAACTAATCCAACAAATCAAACTCGTTTAGATAGTGTTTTAATTCCAGTATTAAAAGAAGTAGATTATCACGGGCCGTTAAATGCAGATACATGGCGCAGCGGCGTTTTAAACGAAAAACAACGCACAACAGCTATGTTTCATATGAAGCGTTCTGGAATGATTCCAATGTCTTTGGCTCGTGCGTTTCGCAGCGTAAATTCTGACATGGATGATGACCAGCTTGCAAATATGTATGAGCTTTATACAGACATGCGGTTTGCGCCATCAGGCGAAGGTAATCCGTCTGATATATCTCATTTAATTCCAGAAAAAATATTGGCTAGATTTTTAGTTGCAGATGCAATTCATGGCGATGGTGGGGGTTATAACGAAGGATTTAGAGAAGCCTTAAGAATGGCTGAAACGTATGAAGATCCTCAAAATCAGTGGGATTTATCAACTTGGAGTAATTCTTTAAAAGCTGATGGTTTTAAAATGATAGGTGATGAACTTACCGAAGATAGTTTAAACGATTCAATAGATCAGCATTTAATTAAAAATGTTTTTGATGGAAGCTTTCGTACACAAGAGCTTATTCAAGCTAGAGATTTTTTTAAAATTATGTTTCAGCAACATGCGGGTTTAGTTGGAACAAAAGATTCTCTTAGCGCAGCAACCGATTTAGTTAGAAATGGAATGAAAAGTCGGTTTGTTGAATCTAGTTACATTTTGCAAAAATCTATGTTTGCGCCAGAAAAACACTATCCAGAACCAATGCCAGATAACATAATAGATGCTGCAAAATTACTTGGCAAAAAAGCACTTGGAAATCTAATTAAAGCTGATGAAAAACTGGTTGGAAACGCAAAGCAATTTTATCAGTTTTTAAATCCATTTTTAACTCCCAAAAGTGATGATGCTGTTGAACCCGATTGGGGTTCTGCAAGAGTTTTGGCAACGCCTTTTGATATGGTAGTAAATCAACATATTGACGATTTATTTGCAAATAATCCTGACTTAGTTCCGCAACATTTTAAAACTAAGAAATTTATAAGTTTTGGAAACGAAGGAATTTGGGAAGGTGGAGTTCATTATGATTTAATTCCTCTTGAGCAAAGAGGTTATCCACCAAAATTTAAAATTAAAATGCTATTAAAAGACCAAAGCACAGGTCATATTATTGACGAAGAATTTGATCCTTATCCAGCGTATCAAGAATTAACTGGACAATTATCAAATTTGTCAGGGCTTCTTAAAAGGCCAGCGGGTAAAGAAGTATTTTGGAAAGCTCTTAAAGAAGGACGCTTGTTCGATTCTGATTTTAATTGGTTTGAAGAACGTCAAAATCTTATAGATGAATGGTCGCAAGGAATGACTAGATGAGTGAAAACGCGTCTAAAATTTTAAATTATATTTACGATCTTGAAAGCAACGGCGATTACAACCGTTGGAACAATAAAACGCGTGTAAAACCTAATGTGCCTGTTACAAGCTTGTCTGTGCTTGAAGTTATGGAATGGCAGCAAAGAAATTTAAAGCAGCCTAAAGGCAAGCAATTTACGGCAGTTGGAGCCGGACAAATTATTTACAAAACAATGCGCGATTTGGTGCAAAATGGCGTGATTGATCCTAACGATAAATTTAACAAAAAAACACAAGACAAAGCAAATTTGCATTTAATGGAACGTCGCGGTTTATCTTCTTGGCAAGATGGTCGCATTACAGATGAAGAATTTGGCAATCGTTTGGCAAAAGAATGGGCGTCTTTGCCTGTGTTGCAAGACACATATCGTGGTAATCAGCGTATTCCTAAGGGGCGTAGTTATTATTCTGGTGTTGGTAAAAACGCAGCACGAGCTAGACCAGGGAATTTTTTAAATGTTCTTTCTGACAATGCGTCTGTTCGAGTTTCTAGCAAAAATACAATTGGCGATCCGTTTGATCCAGCAGGATCGGAAATGCGTCCAAACTCTGGGTTTTGGCTTGATGAGCAAAACGATCCATATATTAAAACCACGCCTGATTTACCGCCTTGGGCAAAAGAACCTGTTGTTGTGGATACGCAAGTGCCAAGCAATTCGCCAGCGCAGCCAGCAGCGCCTGATTTTGAACCAATTGACGAAGATTATGGAACTCCTATTCGACCATCTACAGGCGGCAATATGTTGGCTCCTAGTGCTGGGCAAGCTTTTATGGATGAATGGACAGATGCTTTTATATCCAGAGCAGTAAAACATCAAATAAACGCATCAAGATATGAAGAAGATCCTCAATTTAATGGCGCAATTGAAGCTGTTAAAAAAGGATATACAAACAAACGAACTGTTAATTATTTGCACAAAGCAAAAAACCAAGCTCATTTTGAGCATTTAGAAAAACAACTACAGTTAGAAATTGAGAGAAATAAAAGACGAGATGTAAACCAAAATCATTTGGCTGCGTTTATGGGAGCTATGACAAGCCCTGATGCGCTTTTAACTATGACTGTGCCAATTGGTTTTGGCGCATCTATTGCCAAATCTGGTGCGCGTAATTTTGTGCGCGGAGCAATGGGAAGCGCAGCCCTTGGTGGAGCCGCAGAAACGGCCCTAGAATTAGGCAGATCAGATTTTGACCCACTAAGCGACCCTACAGATAGTTTGGTGCGTGTAGGAGCCGCTACGGTATTTTCAGGATTATTAGGCGGCGGTGTAGCTGCATATAAAGGCGTTAAAGCAAACAAGCTTGTTGATGGCATTACGCAAGATATTGCCAAAGCAAGAGGCATTGGCAAAAACACAACATCAGTTGATGGCCGTAAAGTTAAAATGGAAGCCAATGATTCTCCGACAGGCGTTAAAGTTCAAGACAGCGAAATACACGTAGATGAAGGCAAAATTCATCAACGCTTTGATGCTGGCGATAAGCCGCCAAGCATTAAAAACAAAAATGAATTTGTAGAATATGAAGTTAAACGGGCAGCCGAATTAAACAAAGCTGGCGTTGTTGAAATTCCCATGAAGGGGGATGTACAAGCTGGGTGGAAGCCCAAGAAAGGTGATTATGAAAAAATCCAACAAGCCGAAGAAGAAGCCCTCAAAGCCGCCGAAACCTACAGGGCAAAAAACAACAAAATATTAAAAGATGCGCGGCTAGAAGCATTAGCACGTTTAATGGACAGCCCGTATAAACGTGGTCATAGAAATGCAAAAAGCGGAACAACAAGAGATTTGTTTGACACGCTTGTTGCTGATGGCGGGTTTTTGCGAGAGTCAGATAAGACGGGTTTAACTAATGGCCCGTCTGTTTCTTCTACAACTAAAACATGGGATGGAGTTGTAGATCGGGTTATTGAGCTAGAGCATGATATTTTTGCCAGATATTTAGGCGTGTCTGATAAAAAAGTGCTGGGTGTGTCCGCTGCTAAAACAATGGGCAAAGAAGGTAAAATGTCTATTGAGCAATTTAGAGACGCGGTTTCTAAATCTATTGTTACTGGCACACGGCATCAGGTAAATGAAGTTAATGAAATGGCCGAGCATATTCGAGCCGCTTATCGTGAGTACAAAGAAGCCGCGGATGAAATGGGCGTTTTTGTAACAGGTAAGACATTAACCAAACAAAAAGAAATTTTAGGCAATCGACTGAAAACGGCTGAAGACGATGTTGAGCGCCAATCAATTCAAAATGAAATAGAAATGACTGATGAAATGCTGGCTATGTCAAAAGACTATCCAGCCGAGGATTATTTTACGCGCATATACAAAGGCAATAACATTAGAGAACATCGCGCTGCGTTTAAAAATCTTGTTAAACAATGGATGCGTCAACAGCCTTACATAGATACATGGGTGCTTGGCGCTGATGAAATAAATGCATTGCTTACGCATTTTCAAATGAATCCAAAACACTATGCTGGTAAAATTTGGAAGCTAAAACATCGGTTAAAAACCGCGCCGCCTACCTCAAGATGGGCTAGGATTAAAGCAAGCACCAATCCGCAAGCAATTGATGATCGAGCAGAAGAATTTATCGACATTATTATGCAAGAAGCCGAGCCAGCTGATCTTAAAGTATTTCGGGAAAGTCACAGGCCAACATTCGGGCGGCACAGGCAGTTAAACATACCAAATTCGTTTTTGCTTAGAGACGGGCCAAACGGCAATGGCGTAGCTGATTTTATTGAAACCAACTATGTTATGAATTTAAAAATGTATAATGATCGCATGGCTCCAGCGATAGAAATGTCGCGCCGTTTTGCACGACCTATTGATGGCGTAAACTGGTCACAAGGATTTAACGAAGCTGTTGAAAACGCGCGTTTAGCTGAGCGCAAAAACTTTAAAGGATCTGATGCTCAATTTTTAAATCATTGGGCGCCTATTGAGCGCGATCTTAACGAGCTTAAATTACGCGTAACAAACCGCGTCTTTAAAGATCCGAACAGATGGGATAACCGCGTTGCGACTGTGCTGCGCGATTGGAGCCATGTAACCTTTATGGGCATGTCAGCTTTGCCAGCTATACAAGAGTTTGGCACGTTAATTATGCGCCACGGTTTGAGCAAAACATTTAACGCCGCGTTTCACGATTTAGACAGTGCAGTAGGGCAAGTGGCTAAAGCTGGAATAGCAGAAGGCAAACGTGCTGGCGCTATTATGGACATTCACATGGGAACGGCTTTGTCAGGATTTGGCGAAACTGGATTTGATGCAGCAACAACTTCTGGGCTTGAGTACCATTTAAAAACATTTGCCAATAAGTATTTCTTATTAAACGGGCTGGCTCCTATGACAGCGCATTTAAAGCAACTGGATTTAAGTGTGCGCGTTCCTGACTTATTGGAAAAAATCATACATGTTGGCGAAGACGTTGCGACAGAAGCCGAGTTAGAGCATTTAGCGAGATTTGGTATTTCTAAACGAGTTGCTAAATTAATGTCAGAGCAACCAATTGATGAACTTGATGGCGCGTTTCTTGCCAATACAGACACATGGGGCGATGAAAATTTAATCCGTAAATTCCGCGCTGCGGTTCGTCAGGGTAATGAAAACACAATTTTAGCGGCTACGGCTGCGGACAAACCAATTATAAATGACGGTGTTGTTTATTTGCGCAAAAATCGCGGCATGGATAAATACGCTAAATCTTTAGGATTAGAAGAAGTCGGAGATTATTACAGGGCGCAATCTGGCTTGCTGTCTTTGCCATTTACCTTTTGGAATTACGCAATAGCGGCAACAAACAAAATCTTAATTGCTGGCCTTGATGAACCAAGTTCTCAAAAGCTTGGCGGGATTGCTGCAATTGTTGGTCTTGGCTACATGGTTGCCCAAATTAAAACAGATCCGAATATCTGGGAAAACATGTCAACAGAGCAGCGCATGACACGCGCAATAGATCAATCTGGCGTTGTTGGAGTGCTGTCTCAATACACAAATCTTATGCAGGGAACAGCTATTGGTTTAACGGGTCAAAACCCGTTTCCGTTTGATCCGCGTAATGGATACGAGCCTTCTTTAACTGATGCCGCTTTTAACATTGCAGGGGCAGGGCCATCTGTTGCGCGTAACGCAGTGCAAGGCATTGTTGAGGGCGATATAAATAAGTTCAGTTGGGCTTTGCCAATGAGAAATCACATTGGTTTAAAAGGCTTGTTTGACAGTGCAGTAGACGGAATGGAAAGAAAATACGCAGGGGTAGATTAATAAAAAAAATAAGCGTAAGTTTAAATCAGCGCCGACCTGCCAGTCGGACTAACAGCAATAGCAGTTTGGCGCATGGGTACATTAACATCTACAGAAACGCCCCGAATTATTAATTATTCGGTTGGAGGAACAGCAAGTGCTGGGCCTTTTGACATTCCGTTTACGTTTCGGGATGACGATATTATTGCGGTTTATATAGATGGTACTGAAATCACAACGTTTGGTGTTACTCAAACGAATGAGTTTTCTACAAGTGGCAATACGCTAACGCTAGAAACAGCAGTTTCTAATGCAACTGTTACTATTGCGTCTGTTACGTCTAAAGTACGACTTACAACAGATACGTTTACGATTGCTGATTTAAGCGAAGAAATTGATAATCTTTACACAATTCTTCAAGAACAAAAGCTTTTAAGCAATCGGGTTTTGCAAGCGCCAGTTCAAGATGGTGCAAGCATTGATATGGCATTGCCATCATCGCAATCCAGAGCGGGAAAATATTTAAAGTTCAATAGCACAACTGGTGAACCAGAATTGGACAGTGAATTTTCTGAGCGCATAACAATTAGCACATCATTACCAAGCGGCGGTCAAAACGGTGACGTTTGGTTTATGGTTTCTTCTTAATGATGTTGGAGTCAGGAGTTTAAAATGGCCGCACTTTCAGATTACGCAGAAAATCTATTGCTTAATTTTATATTGACGGGAGCGGGTTCAGCCCCATCAAATCTTTATTTAGGTTTATATACAACAGCCCCAAATGACGCTGGTGGTGGTACAGAACTTTCTGGCAATGGATATTCGCGCCAAGCGATTACGTTTAATACAGCGAGCGGAACAGGCGGCACAACAGACAATTCTAACGTGACAAGTTTTACAGCTTCGGGCGGTGATTTTGGAAATATTGTAGCTCTTGGAATTTTTGACGCTCAAACAAGCGGCAATCTTCTTTGGCATGGAGCCATAGCCACAAACAAAACTGTTTATTCTGGCGATTCAATTCAATTTGCTGCTGGCAGCATTGATCTAACAATAGCTTAATAGGAGCAAACGCATGGCTATTTTATCTGACTATCTTGAGCCGAAGTTGCTCGATCACATTTTTCAAAAAGCTGAGTACACACGAACGAATTTATATTTAGGTATAAGCACAGTTGCGTTTACTGAAAGCGATACTGGCATTACGGCGGCTGCAAAAGAACCAGGATATAATTCTTCTGTGCCAAGTTATTTTGGCGATAATTACAGCAGAGTTATTATAAGTAGCATTGCGGGATATGACAGCACTAAAGAGAAAATTGATAACAACTCTGGAATTGATTTTGCAGAAGCTGGCGGCAGTGGCTGGGGCGATATAGCTTATTGGGCTATATTTGATGGCAATACGTCATCAGACGATATGCTGATGCACGGATCGTTTTCTGCGTCTGTAACTGTTGCTTCAGGTAGCCAGTTTAGAATTAGTACGGGCGATTTAGAAATTATTTTTCCAACAATTTTAAACAACGCAGTTGGTACTATTTCAAACCCCCGCGCTTGGCGCAGCCAAATGTCGTATCTACTGGGCTTCAATCAAAATGAAATTTCAACCTCTGGTGTTAATCATAGACTTAATTTTCATAGCAGTGGCGCTTCTGGGTTTACAGATGACAGATTGTATTTAGCCGTTTCTGCATCAGCATTTCCTGCTGACACAGGATTAACCGCTTCTGAAAATAGTGGCACAGGTTACGCCAGAGTGCTTATTAGCGGAACTGATTTCAACGCGGCCTCAACAAGTGGAAGCGGAGTGACAACAATTAGTAATTCTAGCGCCCTCTCATTTCCAGAGGCGCAGAGCGACTGGGGAGATATGGCTTACTGGGCTATTTTTAGAGGCGGTGGTACTTCTGAAGCAAGTGCTAATCGCGCAACTTATTATTCGACAAATAGTCCTAGTGGCAATCAGCCTTTGCTTATGGGCTCACTTACAGCTTCAAAAACTGTAAATACCGGAGATGTGCTAAGATTTGGCGTAGGCGATTTTGTGGTGACTTCCAGCTAGGGATAGTTAAATGGCTAAGTTTGCTGATCGCGTAAAAGTAACTGTAAATAGTTCTACATCTGGAACTGGTGCAGTTACTTTAAGCACTGCTGTATCTGGGTATCAGGCTGTACCTTCTGCGCTAGATGGCGCTTCAATAAGATATGTGATCGAAGACGGTACAGCATGGGAAATTGGGCTTGGTGTTTTCACGCACTCAACCCTAAATCTCACGCGTAGTTTAACCAGTTCCAGCACTGGAAGTTTGTTGAACTTAAACAATACGGCTGTTGTGTTTATTTCCCCAGCAGCAGAAGACCTGCAATACGTTGAGGTTTATAGCTCTACTAGCGACTTGCCCGCAGCGGGTGATAATCACGGAAGAATAACTCATGTTCATGGCGATGGCGCTATGTATTTTGCTCATGGTGGCAGTTGGATTAGGTTAGGCAACCACAGCGATATTACTAGCTACTCAGCGGCTACAACATCAGCCGATGGCCTTATGTCATCGTCTGACAAGACAAAGCTCGACGGCGTAGCTACCAGTGCTAACAACTACTCTTTGCCCACTGCCTCTAGCTCAGCGCTTGGCGGCATTAAGATCGGTACAGGTTTATCTATAGATGGTTCTGGAGTAGTTACAGCTAGTGGCGGCGGCGGCGGCGGTGGCAGTTTTAGTGCAATCAACGTAGCCAGTCGAATTATAACCTCTGACACCACAGTATCGGCTACTGAAAGTGCTTTAAGCGTAGGCCCGATAGAAATTGCTAACGGGGTCACTTTAACGGTGGCCTCTGGCGGGAGGCATGTAGTTTTATGACCCAAATTAAAGTTGATACAATCACAGATGCGGCGGGTACTGGTAAGCCAGATTTATCTGATGGGGTCACTGTTAATTCTGCGGCACTGAGTAGCATTAATGTGGCACAATACACTTCTAGCGCATCTGAGCCATCTAGCCCGAAGAACGGGGCATTGTGGTGGGATAGTTCAAACTCTAAGCCAATGATTTATGTAGCGGGTGAGTGGAAAGAGGTTGCGCTAGGATGAGTACACTTGAAGTAAAAAAACTCACTGATCGTGTAGGTACTGGCAAGCCCAACTTTAGCCTTGGTTTAAACGTAAGCGGGTCTGATAGCGGCATATCTCCCCCAACCCGCACAGAAGGAAATACTGAGCCTAGCTCTCCTTCAAATGGTGATACTTGGTACGACACTGATAACGATACTTATGACGTTTATATGAACAATGAGTGGAAAAGATTTATTGGGTCTGCCAGTTCTAATTCTATTGCTTGGGGTGGTGATAGGGGCATAGTTGCAGGGTTTTCCACAAGTGATAACACAATAAATTATTTTGATATTACTACGGCTGGCAACGCCTCTGATTTTGGTGATCTAAGTGCTGTTGGATACAGAAACTTTGCTTGTAGTGATAGCACAAGGGCTTTGATTGCAAGCGTTGGCAATGCAACTGTTACTATTGATTACATTACTACGGCAACGCCTAGTAACTCCTCTGACTTTGGTGATTTAACAGTGTATCGTGCTCGTGGCG